AATTGCTTTAATTTTAGATGTACCAGCGTTTGAAACGTTTCCAAATGTAACTACAAATGTAGCATCATACCACATTGCCATTCCACCTTTGTTCATCATCTTTGGTTGACCCATAGGTGATTCTGCTTTTGCTGTCCATACTTTATTAACTGCAATTAATGTGTTAGTATATGGTGATGATTCTTTACGAGACATTACAATACTTTGGTTAACTGTATTACCAAATTGTGTTGACATTGCACCTGCATTCCATTCATTGTTATTTTTCAGTTTCTCAACTGACATTGCACAAGGAATTGAACCAATAGAATCCCAGAAAAATGTTAAATCATAAGGTAAATTACCTTTTTTCTGCTCATTCTGTAGATCCATTATAAATGCTGCTACGTCTTCAATAGTATGTAAAGTTTCTCTATCAACGTAAATAAAATTACCTTCATAATCTATAACTTCACCATCTTCATCTTTAATAAGTTTAACATTTAAACCCATTTGAGCTGCATGTTCCCAATTCCACTTCATCTCAGTAATAATAAATACTGGAAGTTGACCCATGTTTTGTGCCGATACTGCTGCTTCAAGTAAAGCAGTTGTTTTACCTGTATCTGAATGTCCTCTAAGTAAGGAAATATGTCCCATTGGTATACCTGGTACTCCTGCTATTGATTGAAAAGCAGGTGATAGAGGTATCCACTGTTGATCTTTAAATTTAACGTTTTTATCTAAACCTTTAGACGATTTAAATTTATTTAAGTCAAATTTGCTCTTAATCTCGGCGGACACTGCCGCCGAGAGAGACTTGGATGATTTTCTTGCCATATTTAGAAAGGTAAATCATCGGTTTTGTTATCTTCACTAAACATTGAATCGAAAGCATCTGCTTTATTTTTCTTAACATTACTAGTATCTAAACTAAAATTACTACTAGGTGTTGATGTTGGTGCAGTTGTAACTACTTCTTCAGTTGATTCTTCAACTTCAGGTGATAACCACTTTTCTAAAGCAACTTTCATTTCATCAAATGTGAATTGTTTAAATAATCCTTCATTTGGGTTTGGTTGTTCGCTTGTCCATTGTTCTACTTGTTTAGCATCTTCACTTAATGGTGAAGTTTTTAAACGAACACGTACTGATGATTTATTATAAGGAGTACCTGTTGATTCTGGTCCTACTGTTTCTACTGTAAGGTCTCTACCATTTACAATATCTGTGTAATCTCCAATTTCATCATCAACAGCTAATGCTAATAATTCTTCATATACCATTTTACCAAATTGCCATAATCTAGTACCTTTATCTTCTTCACCTCTAACTATTACAGGAACAAAATAACGGGTTTTTGGGTCTAATTTCTTAGCCATAACAAAATTCTCTTTAGTATACTCTTCTCTAAGCTTTGCAGCAAATAGAGCAATAGGATCTTTCTCACCATAATTAAGGGGTGAAAGCATCACTTTGTTAGTAATACCATAGTAGAATTTTAATTCAGAAAAGGGGTTTGATGGGTTGTACGCTGATGGTACGATTCTAATTTGTTGTTTACCAATTGTAGGTCTCCAATAAATTGTTGAGTAATCAGTTTTTGTACCTGATTGTTGTTTTGATTGAAGCCCTTCTAGCTTCTGTTTAATTGCATTTAAATCCATAATGTAACTTTTATTTATTTATAACTTTATTTATGTAATCGGAATATACGAACCAGGGTTCGGGGAGCCAAACTAAACTTCAAGAATTTTGTAAATCTTTGTATTTAATTGGTTTAGTGTATTGTGCTGAGTAAGTAGAATGCAGTTTTTGTAATGTTGCCAATCAACTCTAAATTTAGTATCAACTATACCTCCATTTAACCCTTTAATTAATTCATTTAGGGCATTAATAGTATATAAGGTATTTGATTCTTTTTTTCTATGTACTAGGATAGTATTAGGTGGAATAGATTCAACATTTCCTTGATCAACATTATATGTAATTACATATTCATTTTTGTCCTTAATTTCTAGAACAAACATTTTATTATATATAATTGTGTATTTTGACTTAATATCTTCTATTAAGTTGTCTAAATTTTCTAAATCTGTAAATGTACAGAATAACTTATTGTCCAAATCTTTAATATTTTGTATTGATGATATAACATCGTAATTCATATTATACGTATTTGGTTCTTTATTTAAAATCATAGTTATAACCTTGTTTTGTTTTTATACTAAATCGGTATTTATCAAATATACCTTTTATTGTTTCTTTTAAATACTCTTCATCTTCACTCAAATCAAACAAGAATGAGTCATAAGTGTAAAGTATTAATTTACTCTTTTTATTGTGTATTACTGTAAATATATCCCATAATATACGAACGTTCATTGACGTCTCCAAATTTTGTAGCAAATAATTAAACAGCTTTTGTGGATTCATTTCACCCAAGTTTTCTTTTTTATATATAAAGTTAGAAACCGGACACGTTATTTGACCCTCAAGCTCAAATTTTCCCCAAAGTTCTTTTACGTATATACTAATTTTTTTAAAGAATTCCAGATGCTCATACTGTTTAAATACTCCTCCGTATAATTGTTTAAACGTCAGTTCTTTAGACTTTTTATAATCAACGTTGTAAAGCTTGGAAAAATGAGAGTGAATATCACTAGTGGGGAAAGTATAATTAATGAGGCGACAAGACAAGCTAGGATGATAGGCGCTAATATCAACTTCGTACAAAATACTATTACTCGGAATGAAAGACTTTCTACATCCGTTTTCTTTGTTGAGTGCTGCATAATTTACATTTTTAAATTTGTTTGATGGTCTGGTTGTTGTTGTTTTTAAGTTGAACTGAGTGTAGACGTATTCACCATCAACGGGGTGGAAATATTCTTCGAAGGTTTCATTGTGTATGCGTATTCCACTTTGCTCGATGGCGTTGAACACCAAGGATACTTTATTGTTATAGAATTCATTATATTTTGTTTTTTCATTGTTAATATTCGCTTTTAGATCTCCCCAAATCGTTTCACATATTTCATAATGTTTAACAATCGGTATAATTAGGTTTAATTCATGGTTATCTTGGTGTTGCCTATAGTACAATTCATGTGTTTGTGTTGTAGGTCGTATATACGTAGTAGGTGGTGGGTTTATGTCATAAAGAGCTTTGAATAAATTTGGATAATAATGTAGTATTTCTTTTTTATCTCTACAATATAATGTTTCAAATTTCTCTAATAGTTTGTCTACACCCGTATTTAACGCATTTAAAGATTCACTATGTGCAATACATACCATAAANCCTTTTGTTGCTTCAAGTGGTCTAATATACACCAAACTTACATGGGTTTGGGCCGGATGAATAACATTACTAAAAGGAATTACTTCAATAAAAGCCTTTTTATAACTACTATTTATTAAAACATTTAATTGACTTTCGTCTTCTACTAACCAATACATTTATAACCATTTTATTCCAATATACGATGAATTTATCTAGTATCCACTCCCCCTTGAAATGTTTTTTCTAATTGAAGTTCCTACTTCTCTATCAAGAGTTGGAATTTGTAAATTTTGTTCTTCTTTTTTACCTTTAAAGGGTATTAAAATACTATGTGGAGTGGAGGTGTGAAACCTACCTTCCATAATTACTCCTCTATTTGCATGTATATGGTAAAAACCAACATAATTTTCTCCAGTATCTTTAACTTTTAATTCACCTCCAGTAGTGGAATAGAATTGTTTTTTACTTTCTTTATAATATTTTAAATATCTGTCTTTAAAGAAGAAAGAAAAACCAGTTAATGAATTTTGTTTTTGATAAAGTGATACAATATTTTTATTCACTTCATATGTTTCTATAGGTTTACCTACTAATACCCAATTAATAGCAATTGATTTATATAACTGGTATTGAGAGTTAGAGTTTTGATTTTTAAAGTTATTATAAGTATGGCTATTAACTTCTAGATAGAGGTTTGTAGTATTATGGTTTAAAAAATAACGTTGGTATTCTCCAGTTTCATATTCTCCGGTAGTTGGTAATATTATACTTGATTTAGGGGGTGATGGGAGTTTTTTTAAATTCGAACTATTACGGTATCCTTTAGGAAGGTAAGGGGTTGTTGGGGGTAAGGGAGATGTTTCTGGTAGTCCTTTAGTTTTTTCATTAGTATTTGTATTTGGGATTGGGACTAGTAAAGCAGTAATACCATCTTGGGGGGTTTTGCCTGTATAATTTTTACCATTAGAGGTAGAAAAGTAAGAGCCAACATACTTTTCTCCATTACTCGCTAATACAAATTCACTACCATTGGTAGTTAAGTCTGTAATTATTTGAGATTTTGGAAAATACATATTTTATTTTTATAAGAAAGCTTGGTTATTTTTTTCTATTTCACTCCAGTAGTAATCAAATTTTGTTAATCTATCTTCAATTCCATTAAAACCACCATTTACTCTTTTTGTTACTCGTCGAACATCTCTATCACTCGATCCATCGTTTGCTAAGCCACTTACTTTACCTATACTTTTCCACCAGTAAGCTGCAGAATCAGCATAATATTTAGTAGCTACTAATTCAGGGTTAGATAATATATCATCTGTTATTCCTCTACCTTTTAAGTAATCATTATATGCTTTATAATTTTTCCTTCCTGTAAGTTGAATAAGACCTCTCCCCTTAAATTTTACACCATCTCCTGGTTGGGTATTTCCTAAGTCAGTTCTTCCTTCGTAAGCTGACCCATCTGCAATTTCTTCTTTATAATAAAAATTTCCAGATTCATGAGCGGTTTGAGCTAAGAAGTGGGCTCTTTCTAAGTCAGTAGAAATATTATAATCTTGCATAGCTTTAATTAACTCTGAGGGTGGTGTTTTTTGTTTGGTAATAGTCCTATCTGTTCGGATTGCTTCGAACAATTGATTATCTATAACTTCACTTAGATTACTATAAAGATCTATATTTAATGGGGAGGTTTTAGGGACAGAAAGAGTACCTAAAGATGTTGACCAATTATTATCAGATATATCGTGATCTACTTTTGTAATTAAAAACTTCAATGAATCTGGGTAGGCTTTGGGTAAAAATCTTTGGTTTATTGTTAATGCATTATAAATTTTGACTCCAGACAATCCATCTATTGTTAACCCTAAATCAGCAGGTATAAAACCTATAGTATTTGAAGGTTTTCTATTTTTCCTATAATTAATATTATTTGCTTGAGTTATAAAGGCCTTAAATAAGGATTTTCCTATTTTATAAAAATCAGAATTTAAATAGAAATATAATTTAAAATCTTTTTCTGATCCGCTAAGTTTCCCTCCAAAAGCTTGAAGTAACCACGATACATAGTTAGTAGCTTCTTGTTCATTTTTATCTTCAGGGGTTTTATTATAGGGTTCCATTAAATAATCTTCAACTTTTCTAGCATAATCTTCCCAAGTTATATTTTGGTAACCTTTTTTGGTAATAGGGCATAATTCTATATCTCTTCTTCCTTTCAAAGTTATTTTTGGGTCTCCGTATGAGGTTTCAGGTTGAGATCTTTTAAATACCCCTAAACTTCCAAAAAACTCATCTGCTGCTTTATCTACACTATCATTAAATATATATTCATCTATTCGAGCCTTTTTAAAAGTGTTCTTTATTTTTATTAATTGGGAATTGGTAAAGGGGAAGTTTTCTTCGGGTGATTCTAGGATTTCTTCTTTAGGATCTTTATATTCAAGAGCATAAGCATCTTCTAACCCATCATTCCATTTAGAAAAAGCAGTACCATCATAATTTTTAGTCGATGTGTTTGCTGCTGTTGCCCCAATAGTAATCATACTAGCTAATTCAGGGCCTATTTTAGTTTTGAATGAAAAATCTCTGACAAAATTTGAAATTGAAGAACCTGAGGGTCCGTTAGAATAACCATAAACTTCAAAAGGAAAATCCATATTAAATCTACTTTGGAATTTTGGTGCCTTTTCTATACCTGGTATTGGGTTTTGGTCTATGATTTTTATTATATTATCATCTTCTATAATAGGTTCAAGTTTATTAAGACCACCTAAAGCACTATTTACCCCATTACATATAGCTTGTAAAAACCTAAAGATACTTAAATCTCCATCTTTTGTGTTTTTTTCTAAAACAGTTGAAACAAAATCATAATTTAAGTAAATATTCATAATATTACCGTAAAGTATCTTTGGCTCAGCACAGTCCTCCTCTGGGAGGAATGGTTTTAACTTAGCAAAAGCACCATAAAAGTTTTTAACACCGGTTGCATAATATTGGAATTCCTCTTGGTTTGCTATATTTATCTTCTCATCAAATTGGGGTTTAATTAAACATATTCTGGGGTCAAATGAAATTTGATTAGGGTAGCAAGAGCATATTTCTTCATCAGGAGAATTACTAAATTTTATTATTGGCCCCCCATTAATTGATGGAACTACTAATGTTTTTAGTTTAGTAATTAATTCTCTAAACGTAAGAAAATAGTTAAATTTAGTAGAATTAACACCCGTAGGGGGGTATATTAAGTTTGAGGGTAAACCTTCAATTTCTTCATCAGTTTTTATTTTATAATCACCTTCAAGGTTATCAAATAATCCAAAATAGTTACTTTTTTCCTTTGTCCAAATATCTTTTGGTTTTTTTGCTATATCTTTGAATAAATCAACAGATAAAGTTGATGTACCCGCATTAGTTATTATGGGGCTATTAATTTCTTGTAAATCTGAAGTGGATTTGGTAAGTTCAATAGTAGAAATTAAATCTTCATCTGTAATTAATTTAGCTGGTAAGTTTACTTTGAGGGATTCAATAACATCACCTACTGTAATAAGTTTTAAAGTTATGTCATAAGTGCCATCAGGTTGGAAATTCCAATCAAAGTTAACAACTTTCCCTAAAAACCCATCATAATTAGCTTCATATGTTTCCCTATATTTTTCGATTGAGTCAAGCATTGTTGAATAATTTCCACCAGGGAAATCTTGGAACCATAAATCTTCAATTATTGTATTCCCTATAGATTGGGGTTTACCCTTCTTATTTATAAATTTATCAGTCCCCCATTCAAGCATCATAGTAAAGCCTAACCTCATATAAAGTAATTCTATTAACTCAAATTGAAATAAATTATAAGCTTTCATTACTATCGTAGCTTCACGAATAGACCCACGGTTTTTACAATTAATTTTAGCAGAAATAAGTCCAGGGGATGGGACTATACCTTGTTCTTTTGATCCTAACCCATATGAATTATTATTCCATAAACTATTTGATTGGTAATCAATTACACCTTTTCTAATAACTCTAGAACCCTCTGAAGTTTTCTCTCTTTTATCATTATATTTAGCTGGATTAACTTGTGTTAAAGTATTAAATAAAACTGCTTTTCTTGCAAGTTGGTTTCCTGTAAATTTTCCTGTATTATCAAGCCCAATATCTCTTAATCTTCGTTCTCCTGTACTAATATTTTCTTCTGTTTCTTTATATAAATTATCAACTATATCAAGTTGAGCTATTGAACCCGAAATACCATTTTTCTTTTCTGCATCTGTTTGAGATATAACTCTTACTGAGGATGCTAATTTTAACCAAGCATTATTATTGTTTAGCATATTAAGGTCACTATCAGTTCTTAATTTTTTTCCATTAAGTGCCTGTCGTAAGCCTATTTGTGCTTTAACATAGTCTTTAAATGATTCTCCTACTATACTCATGTTTAGTTAAGATTATTTAAAACATTAAAACTGCTTTGGATTGCCGATATGTTATTTGGAATGCGAATTTGTACCCCTAAAGGTATATAATATGAATCTTGTGGTAAAAAGTTATTAGCTGTAGAAATTATCCACCAAAGAGTAGAATCCCCATAATATGAATCTGCTAACATATCAAATCTATCCCCGGATTCAGCATAAACATATATATCATCAGAGGAAAATGGAATTGAGGGGTATTTTACACCCCTGTAAAATCTTACACCTCTAATACCATTAAGTTTATTTTTTGATAATATTTTATCTCTTTGATATCTATTCATTATTAATTTACTTTTTGAGGGATATAATTAAAATTATCGTAGTTATTATTATATTTATTATCTAAAGCAATATATCTCTGCTCCCCATACTTACTAATAAATCCTCCGGCACCTTTATACTCATTATTTTGTAATTCTGGTCTAAAGTTGTGGATTGGGGTAAATGTAAATCCTGTTACTTTAATTATCATAGGCATTTCTTTAACAGAATTATCTGATGATATTTCATTATTTCCTTCTCCTACAACCCCTCCATCTGGACCATCAGGTATTGCTATTTCCCAAGGTGATTCTGTTGGTACATCTAAAGTTAACCCACCTATTATACCAACTTGCTCATAACACCAACCACCAATGGTTAATGATATTAAATTACCACTCATATATCCTGCCTCAGAATAACTTGGGGCACATGATGAAGCTAAATAATTTAATTTTTGGTACATAGGTATTAATTCTTGTTTAGATTGAGCTGCTACTGTCCAAGATAATGAAATTTTTCTGTCAAACCCCTGATATTTGTAAAAGTTTTCAGCTCTACCCATATATTTTTGGCTAGCCCATTCTGCTGTGTAATTATCGCTCATACTATCGATGATAGCTCTAAAATGAATATATGTTTTTTTACTTGGGTTTTGATTATCAATAACCCCAATTCTAAACTTAACAAAATCATTTTTCTTTTTATCTTGTGTTACCCCCCCTGATGATTGATATATAGGGTAAGCATTAATTTTATCTAAAGCATGGGTGTAATCTGAATTTCCTTTTTTAGTATTTGGGGTAGTAGTATTAGCATCCCTTTTTCCAATTGAATAACTAGATACATTTCCTTTCCTTCCAGGATTACCTAAATTAACCCTTTGTTCAAATTTATTAACGTCTGTATATGGTAAACTATTAGGAATTTGGTTATCACTATTTTTTATTTTTCTTCTAAAATCTGTTATATCATCTGCTTTATTAGTTTTAGAAAATGGGATTTTTTCTTCTATTTCAGCTTGTGTCCAAACTTGTCTAGGTATTGAACCCTCTATACCACTTACTAATTTACTAACATCAGTTTCTAAATATGTTCCTGGTTGGTAAACGCTGTCATCTCTAATACCAAAAACTTTATCAAATAAACGTCCAGATTCTGTTTCAAACCCAAATATAGAAGAACGATATGTGTTAAATATACTTGTTTTAAATATATTATCTAATTTAATATCATAATTCGGAACAAATTGTTGAGGTGTAAATCTACTATTTTTTAATTCAAATCTAGGATTATTGATACCAGTTCTTTGATCTGATACCATTGTGATTTTAGTTTTACCAACACCTAAAGTAGCACCTGGTCCTCCAGTATATGAATATAAAGCGTTTGGATCATCTTGTTTTTCATCAATTTTATTAAGTAAACCAAATAATCTACTTTTGTTACCTTCATCTCCCCCAGTAGATATAGTACTTAAATAAGTAGGTAAACCTAAAGGATCAAAATTTGATATAGCTCCTATTATCCCAGTAGCACCTGGTCCTCCTATACCTGCAAGAGGATTTAGACCTTGTTTATTTGTATGAAGACCAACTGCATTCCCAGCTGCTTGAGCTAAAGTACCTAAAGGTGTATAAATACCCTGGTTCATAGCTAAGTTATCCTTAATAAAACTTCCTATAGCACCTAAAACGCTTGATACTGGTGAAGATTCTTCTTGTTTGTAAGGTATATATCCTTTACTTGAATTAACATTTGTTAAAGATAATACATTTTGTTTTGCTATAAATAAGGGCCCTGTTGGTGATTTAAAATCGAAAAACATTTGGGTTAATCTAGAGACATCATTTGCTACTATTTTAGGTAGTAATGTTCCACCACGTAATAAAAAATCAGGTCCTCCTGTTTTTCCTACTTTAGAAAAACTTTCAGGGATTTTTGTTGTTACATAGGGTTGGTTGCTATTTCCACCACCAACTGTGTCTTTACCATACCTAAGAGATCTTAGGTTGGTTGTTAGATTAACCAAAGCCATTTATTATCCTGGTAAGTTATTCAAATATTTGTCTCCTGGAGGTACTGTTCCTCTATCCATTGTTGATGGAGAAGGTAAAACACCATTTGGTGGAGTTACATTCATTGCTGTTGGATCACCTTCAGTTGAATACTCTTTATGTAAAGTAGACTGTTGGAAATTTGGTATAGAAGGTGTTGCACCATCTAACCCGCTTAATTGTGAACCTTGTTGTGTTAATTTGTTTAGTAAACTCATAATTATTGATTTTTATTATAAATATTGAACTATTGTACTTCGTATAAACCTAATGGAGCCATTTCTGGTGTTTTCTTGATTAACTGTGCTAATAATCTATTAGTTTCTGAATTATCTACTTTGATTGATGGGGCATTGTCTGATAAAGGTATAACTGCTTCTGGTCCGGCTTCACCTATAATTGCTCTAGTGGGTCCTGTTACAATACCACCATCAGCCATTTCCCTTGCGTCCCTACCTTCTTGTGTAACCCCAAAATTAGTACCTATTAGATTATTTGTTGAAACTTCAGTAGCTGCTATTCTTTTTTGAGTAGCACTTCCTTCAAAAGAACCATCAAAATCCCCCCAAAGACCAAATCCAGTAGAAATTCCTCTAATTAAATCCTCTATTAATGCAACACCCACTAATATCGTTTGTATTATAGGATCTAATATTTTCATAATACCTCCTATTAAACCAAAAAGAGATGCTATCATATCTATTATAGGCATTATAGCATTTCCTACAATTACAAATACTTCTTTTAATTTTTCTACAGTAGCATTGAATTTATCTTGGACTCCTACTTGATTATTCATCCCCTCAACTCCCTGTTTTTCAAGGATTCTCATTGCTTCAGCTTCTCCTACTTGTTGTTTTAAAATATCGAATTTTGCAGTTGCCGCTTTTGCATCTTCTTCTGTTAAACCTTTTAATTGGTCTTGTAGTAATAAAGTAGATGCTAATTCCTCCCTATTCATACCAACAGCTTTAGCTAATGCTTCTTGTTGGATTCTGTTCATTTCAGCAAATTCCGCTGATGAGCCTACTTGTTCTGCAATTTCTTTAGCCACTGTAGCTAAATCATTATTTAAAGCTGCTTGTCTTGCTTTTTCTAAATTTAAATCTTTATTTAGTAAAAGTTCTGCTTCTAATTCATTTGTAATTGAGGATTCAAAATCCATTAAACTACCTGCTATGGCATCTACTTTAGATAATTCCATACCTAAAGATTTAGCTGTTGAAACAGCATCACCTATTAATCCAGGTTGTTTTCCAAATGATAGTGTTGTTGCTGCTGATACTTTGCCTATATCTTTTAATAATTTTTGTTCATTAAGTAATACACCATTTTGTAAGGCTGATACTTTAGCCTGGGCTAAAAATTGTCCTGTAATTTCATCGGTTGTTTTACTAGTTCCTAATTGTAAACGGGAAATACCTTGTAATTCTTCATTAGTAAAACCAGACATTGTTCTAAGTTTAGTAAATGACACAGCCATATCTTCAGACATCATTGAAGCTGTGCCTAAATTAGAATTTATCCCTTCAAATGTTTCCCTAATTCCTTTAGTAGTAACAAAAATATTGCCGGATTTGGTAGCCATATTTGTAAATGACTCATTCATAGCTAGTGCCGATTTATAAGTCATACCAAATTCTTTGGCCATTTTTGATGATGCTGCATCTATGCCTTTCATAGCATCTACAAGTTCTTTAAGTAAATAAAGAGGGCCTAAGGATTTTAAAAGACTTTTACCTAAGCTTTTAATACCCGCCATCATTGAACTCATAGGTTTTGTAACATTTTTAGGAATTTTAATACCCTCAGTTATTCCCATTTTATCAGCTTTTTTCTTAGCTGTGGCACCTGCAAGTACCTTCCCATCTTTACCTAGAAGTTTATCTTCTAAACCTAACCTTTTTACTGCATCTTGGGTTAAACCTTTTCCGGTTTTTAAGGCTTCTTCATCTAATTCCCTTTGGTCTAATTTAGCATTATAGATATCCTCTTCTATCCTTCTATTTATTTCATTATCCATAGCCACATCTCGTGCTGCTTTAGAAGCATCACCAAATGCACTTGAAAATTTATTTAGTCCGGGAATGGCATTAGCAATATCTTCTAAACCTCCAAATAATCGTGTCCCACTTTGAGAATTAATGTTATCTTGAAATGTTTCAACGTCTTCAAGAGCGGCCATATACTCTTTTTCTTGGGCTATTCTGGCTTTAATTTCAGCTGCTTGATCAGGACTTAAATTACCAAACTTAACAGCATATTGTAGTCTTTTAAATTCTAATGCTGCTAAGGCTTTTTTCTTTTTTATTTCTTTATCAGTTAAAGTTGCTTGACCATTTAAGACCTGAGTGAAGTCTTCTGCTATACCCACTAATGATTTAAATGATTTTTTAGATGTACTTAAGGCGAAATTAGCTTTTTGAAGTTCTTGAATACTACCTTTTAAAGATTGACCGAAGTAATCAATATCACTATTAACAGAATTAAGTTCTCTTCTTAATCTAGATAACTCAGCATTAGATTCTTTTAAACCCCCAACAAACTTTTTATCAAAGTCTACCTGCCCTAATTCCTTTTTAATGAGGCGAATTTGTTCTTTGATCTCATCTAAATTATTCTTAGCCATTTGATTGTTTTATTATAAATATTATTATTTATAACTTGTTTTACCTTTATATGGTTTAGATGCAGAAGTAAATTCAGGGGTGTTGATTTTACCATCAGTTGAGATTAAAGTTTTATTACCTTTTTTACCAGATTTTGCTGCTTCTATTTCCTTTTTCTGGTTGGTATAATGGTCATTTAATTGAGACATTGTAAATTTACGTAGCCATATAGGCATATTATATACAGTATGCCAATCATACCCCCCCTGACCATGAAATACTATACTATGGATAGATTGAAATAATAATTTTCTATATTCCTGAGTTATATCAGGCGTCAGGCCAAAAAAAGTTTAGCCCAACAGGGACTACAACTTCCTCCCCTCCTTCAAGCACAACGTTCATGTCTACATCCGGAGATATACTTTTAACATGATCTCTAAATGCTCTAGCATCTCTTGCTAAGAAATAATTATCAACAAAATCTCTAATTTCTTTTTTTTCATCTTTACCATCTACAGAAGTAATCATATATTTTAACCTTGTAGTAAGTAGGGGTGAAGAATTTGGAGAAATTTTCTTTAACCCAGATAATTCACGATCAATTTTCTTTTCATCAACACCATTTAACATTTTAAATGTTAAAACTGTACCAGTGTGTTCTAATGTATAAGTAAATTCATTTTGGGAGTTTTCTAATTGTGTGTAATCTATATCTTTAAAACCTATTTCAGTTAAATCTATTACTTCCTCCTTACCCGATATGGTTACTTTATATTCTTTACCATATCCCAAGATTCGTGTAGCAACCATTAAAGAATTTTTATCCCCTGTGTATAAATCTTCTACTTTTATTTCTTTATTTATAATTACAGCCTCTAATAATTTATTTAGAACTGTACCTTTTTGGATGTAAGATGTATTAGTTAAAATATCTTCTTCCTTTGCTGTCATATATTTGATTTCTACTTTACCACTTGATAGAGGGTGGTCTTTTGGATATAATAATCCTTTTGAAGGTAATTCAACCTCTTCGGTTGGGAATTTAAATTCACTCATATAAATTTTATTTAGTTATAACTTTATTAATTCTAGTTATACATATGTAATATAAAAAAAAGCTTGGCCGAAGCCAAGCAATTTTCAAAGGAAAGTGAAAAAAATTTTTAGAAATTTAATATACAATAATCTGGTTGTACTGTAATCTGTAATTCTACAGCAGCACTTTCATTATCCCAATTATAATCTCCAAAGGTAGCCTCTGTAATCATTGCACCTTTAATAATCCATTCAGATACGATATCACCTACAGGTCCTAATACGTTCATAGTTAAATCTTTCTTATAGAAATCACTATATCCATCTCTACCTGTTACTGATTCGTGATGTAATCTCACCCATTCCATTACAGCTTGCGCTCCAGATGGTGTAATCGGGTCAAATAACGTCATTTGTATCGTATTCCAAAGTGTTTTACCTTTAACGTATCTTGCAACGTTAATATGGTTTAATTGAACTGAACCTTGTGTTAATGAAACAGCTCCCATACCTTTAATTTGGTATGAAGGAATCCCGTCAACATACATAATAAATCTATTCTGTTGCTTTGGCTCAAATGCTGTATAAAATATTTCGTTTGGGTCTAATACTGCCATTTTATTGTTTTATTTTATTATAAATATTTATCTTTTTAGTTTTTATTCAGGAAATGTTGCTCCAGTTGGTAAAACATTGAAATCCAAAATTACGAATTCAGCTGTTTTAGTTGGTTGTAGGTAAATTTGTCCTACTAGCTCATTTCTGTCTATTACATCTGGTGTGTTATTTGTCTCATCCATTACAACTTGGAAAGCATATAATCCTTGTCTTTGTTGTACTGATTCTAGGTATGGGTTTACTTGTGCTAAGAAATTATTTCTTGTAGCAATTGTATTTTGTTCAAATACTAAGTTATCCGATACTTGAGTAATATAACTCTTAAGTGAGATTAATAATCTACGTACATTTACTCTATCTAAAGCACTTGCTCTTTTCTGCAATGTTTTCTGTCCAAATACTACAACTCCACTTCCTGGGAATGTAGCTATTGGGTTTATATTTGCTTCATATAATGTATCTCTGTTACCTGATGTTAATTTTCTTTCTGCTCTTATTACACTTCCTAAAGCTCCTCTAATTAAACCTGCAGGTGCGAACCATGGGTCTGAAGATGAATCAGTAAATGCGTATACTGCTGGAATATACGTTGAAGCTGGCGCCCAAACTGTTTGTCCAGTAGCTGAGTCGATTGTTTGTAACCATGGCCAATATGTTGCTGAATACGATGTGTCATATCCTGCTGCTTGATTGGTTACTGTGTTTATAGTACTGTTATAAGGTACTAAATCTATTACTGAAATACAATCCGTTCTACCTTGTGCTAAAGAAACCAATTGGCTTGTTTGTGCATGTATAGATCCTATTAATCCCGGAGCTGATATTACATTAAATTGGTAATCATCTTTGTT